TACAAGCCTTAGCGATTGTGTAGTAACGGTAATACGTTCTGACTGGTCAACCTCTATCGTGTAAACTCCAGCGGACTTAAATTGAGTTAAATCTAAAGCAAGCTTAGCCATATTATATTGTTTATTTTTTATTATTTATTCAAATACGAATTACGAATTATTCCCTTTTAAGTCGTAGTAAACTGCGTATTTATATTATATATCATTAATCTATAAGTGTAATTTTAATTTTGGGGACCTAACGATGAACTTGGAGTGAACCTAGATTTTTTATTTGCGTTAATATCAAATATTTCTTTCAAATCCTTTATTTCATCACCAGTTCCATATAGTGTTGAGAACAAATTATCACTCACTTCTGTATCATCATAAGGCTCTTTTAATATCTCTAAAGCATATTTTTTCTCAGGAGAATCTTCAAGACCATCCATGAAATCATAAAGCCAATCAAAGTACTCCGGTTCCTGATAAAACCTTGCTAAATTAAGTTCAGCCATTACAGTATCATCATGTCTTGCAATTCCTTTATATTTTCCATCTTTGGACCTACCGAATGCATTAAATTCAAAGAATGTTTCTTCTTCAGTAGGAATTAGAGTTCGGCTTTCAATCAATTTTTTTCCAAGTTTTACGAAATATTCTTTATCAGATCTAACTTTAAAACCAGATTTCCTTTTTGGAGGTTTCTCTCCAGGTACGGGTGCAGTGTGATAGGATCTCATTACACAACCATCATGAAATTTATCATGGGCACTAAACTCTTTCAGAAAAGATTTGCCATTAAAATTCATTTCAATTACCATCTTTACATTATCTTCATGAAACTGGTCAAATACAATAGATTTACACACTTTTGCCATCACATCTTCATCATTAAAGTTATCTCTGTAAAGTCCTACCTGTTCTAATCTGAACATATTCTGTATCTTGTGTTCATCTTTTCTAAGAGTTCGAAGTTTTGCGAGGCTTTTTAACTTTACCTTATGGATAGATGCAATGTTGTAATCACTATCCTTCTTTTCATCGATGTCCTTTCCTTCTGCGATATCAACAGAAATAACGTAACGATCGTTTTTAATGTCCACATCTCTGTTTGGGTCAAAATCGTTTCGCCATTGTAATTTTTCGTATAGTTCTGAATCTAATTGTGTCTTGTATAATTCTTGGTGTTTGTATTTGTATTTTTCTTTCAATCTTCTTAACCATTTTAATTGACTACCTGTCAATAAGTTATTAGTTTTTATATCAAATTTAAGTTCAAATTCTTGTGCAAATTCGTCTTCTCCAAAGTCTTTTCTAAAATGATCAGCCCATTCATCATCGTGTTCAGGCACTTCATAATAGTTTACGATTTTATTGACGAATGAATTTTGTCCCTTCACTGATTTGTCCCATATCTCAAAGAAGAGATTATCCTGACCATAAGGGGTTGATGATAATATACATTGGGAAACCACGGATGATGAAAGTGTTGGATAAACAGCTCTCCAGAATTCTCTCGCTATGTTCTGCTGAATGTGTGCAAACTCATCGATATACAATACATGTATAGCGAAACCAAGTACAGCGGTTTTGGTTGTAGCTTGTGATGTTAGCATGCAACCATTATCAAGACTCATACCTGTTGCGCCTGCACGCACAATGCCCGGTTTCAAGAAGAATGGAAGCCCTCTAAATACATCCATTACTTTATTAACAATCTCAAACGCAGTTACTTGCTTGTTAGCAAGGATTGCTAAATTTCTATCAGTGTGAAAACAAAGATACCACGCAAAATAGGCTGCAATGGTTGTTGTCTTTCCTGTCTGGCGAGATGCCATCAAAATATAGTTTCTAACCTTTGGTCCAACATCTTCAAGCACTTTTAACCAAACCTCTTCTCCGAGAGTATTTAAAATTTCCCTTTGGAAAGGACGTAAATCCACGGTGGATCTACCCTTATCAGTTAAAAACCTACAATATGTTTCCACGAAATGTTCAATATCATCAGAACACTTAATGAATTCATCTTCTTCTTCATGTGTAAGTTGAAATAATATATTAGCAGCCTTGAGTTCAGGATTCCTTTCGTGAAAGCATCCTAAATCAATATCTGCGCCTTGTCTTAATTTTGAAATTGTTTCAAGGACTGTGTCGGTATTCCATACTATCTGAGAACTCATTATTCTTCTATTGTTTCAATGTCTTGTATATCACCGTTTTTTATGGCCTTTAACCTTTTCGTTTCGTTGATTAATTCTTTCGTACCGAGAGCAATTATGCCCTTCTCATTTTTAATTAGACTGCCGCCACCTATTGCTGCAAGATCTTGATTTCTTTCTCGTATATCAACCTTAAGATCACGATACGTAACTTTAATAGCCTCAACAGTTTGAAGAAGTTGTTTGTTCAATTCACCTATGACTTTAGTTAGTGTACCAAACACTTCAAACATTCGCGGGTGTAAAGCCCCGGCCCTTGCTTCTTCCATTAAAGCAGTTTGCATTGTTTTGCTAGCTTCTAACTGATACAGCATTCCAGCCAATGAAATTACATCGACGTCCATTTTGTTTCTAAGGTATGGATTTTCTTTAACGAGTTCATCTGATAACATGAATCCGGTTGCATTTCCGATCATCTTCCTTGCTTTTTTATCACATATTTTTTGAAGTTGTCCAAAATCTATGTTAAATGCGGGTTCCATCCCAAGTTCAGGAGGCGTTGATGGGTCATTACCTATTTTTTCAGAACTCTGGTTGATCATTTTTTCAAGCTCTTCTCTTTCGTCTTTAATCTTCATAATAATAGTTTTTCAATGTCTTCTAACGTAAATATAAGAGGACCAACATCCATAATCTTTGGTATATTTATCATGTTATCTAATGTTCTTGTTTCTCCTTTACTAGTAAGAAAGGTCAAAACTTCCCCGGTGTCTTCATCTACAAAATCTATAATGTCAAGATTCATCCATCCCGTTGGAACTCTCTCCGCAACATAAAGCTTAGCATTAGGAGGAAAAAATTCTCTATACGAATCATATCTGGAATTTTTATATAAATGCTTTGATTTATTTAAAAGGCTAGTAAACACTTCTTCTTTAGATTTTGGAAGGAATATGTTTTCTTTAACTATCATCTTTGCTTACTTATATATGGTGCTCTAAACTTAGCATCTACGTTATCAAGAATCAGTGCTTGATCAGCATCTTTTGAGAAATATGATAACAATTCAATAGATTGTTTTTCTTCCTCAATCGTGGTTTTAAATAATCGTATGTTCGTGATGTATGCTGGCGACTTATCGACAGTGTACCTATCAACCGTAGTATCTTCTGGCGTAAACAGAAGGGTTTCGTAAAATTTAATCCTCAATTTAGAAACAACGTCTGATGGGTGTTGTTCCCACACATATACGTTGTATTGACCCCATGTATTTCCGATGTTCACAACCATTCCATACCAGTTATAATCTTCTAATTTGGTATCAAGTATTGAAATGTGAGTTTGAGATCCATACGTAATTTTGATGTATTGATTCGCAAACACATTAACAGTGAACCCAGTGTCTGTTTCGTTTATACCATCTAATAATGTTATGCTGTCTTTTAATTGTGCTTTGTACCCCTTCATGCTTTCCCAATTCGTGCTTAATAAACTTAAATGATCAATAACAGCCTGATCAATTTTGCAATAATACACTCCTTGTGCCGCATGGTTATCATCTATAATTTTAGCATATAAATTCATAGCTCCTGGACGAGATATTACGAAAATATCATTCATTCCAAATCTTCTTGATCCCTTTATTTTTATTTTATAATTTGCCGGCGGCGTTAACCCTTGGGCATCTTCTAAATATTTTCCGCTCGGCCATTTAACTAAATCGTACGCTGCTGGATCTGGAGTCAATGGCATTATCCAAGAAGTGATTGCCCTATCACGTTCCTTTGTGATAACATCACCGGCCGGATTTTTGTACTCTACTGCGTTATAAGCTTGTGATGTATTCAAATCATAAAATCCCTGCGCAAAGATGGTTCCATAGAATTCAACGT